GGTTGAAGTCTCAGAATACTTTTATAATGATTTTGAAAGGTGGAAAAATGGAATACACGAAGGAATCTATCCGCTCGCTGCTCAAGAATGATATTCTTGAAGTAGTGTTTATTAAAACTGATGGTAATGTTCGCGAGATGAGATGTACATTACAAGAGAAGTTTGTTGAAGTATACGACAAGAAAACTGATAAGGTCAAACCAGAAAACGACAGTGTTATTTCGGTTTGGGATCTTGATAACAACGGTTGGAGATCATTTAAATTAGATAGCATACAAACAGTATCTATTGTGGAGTCTGATGATGTTTAAACCATATCGTGGGGCACAAGGTCCTTCAATTCGTGAGAATGGCATCAATCATTTTAAATTGATCAAATTCTTGCAAGATGCTCAGAAGAAATGTGCAGCTGCAGGAGAAGAAGATTCTGCATTCAGGTTGGAAATGATGGTTGATTATTTTACTAAAGATTACGAACCTGGCAAACCACTCAAGTTTACACCAACTGTCTTAGGATTCTAATTATATAAATAATTTCAAATGGATCACTAAGGAATTTGATGGCTCAGAAAGAAAAGTAATCAAATAAGGCAAGAGGCACACGGTCGCGAGATCTGTGCCTCTTTTTGTTTCTAACTATAACAAAAGGGTAGTCCATGAGAAAACAGGCTAGAGTGTCCCAAGCATCTATTCATCCGTTCCCAGACCAACAAAACAAAAGAAAGTTAAAACTTAAATTTGACGACTTACAGTTATTTGATCCTTTGACAAGAAACCAAAGAAAGTTTTACGAGCTATACGAAGAAGGACATCAAGCATTGATGCTGCATGGAGCAGCAGGTACAGGAAAAACATTCATAGCATGTTATAAAGCCTTAGAAGAAATGATGGATCACAAGAGCATCTTTGAAAAAGTTGTTATTGTTAGATCTGTGGTACCGTCAAGAGAGATTGGACACCTGCCAGGTGACGAGAAAGAAAAGACAGATGTCTACCTTGCACCGTACAAAGCAATCTGCAAAGACCTATTCAACACCGACCAGGCATACGAAAGACTAGTTGAGCAAAAGAACATTGAATTTTTAATTACATCTTTTGTTCGTGGTATTACTATTGACAAAGCAATTATTATTGTTGATGAATGTCAGAACATGAACTTCCAAGAACTAAGTTCAATCATTACAAGAGTTGGTGAAGGCTCTAGAATTATGTTCTGCGGAGACTTTAAACAAACAGACCTTAGTAAGAAGCATGATCAATCTGGACTAAAGGACTTTATACAGATCATCAACAGAATGCCATCATTCAGAAACATTGAGTTTGATGTTGAAGATATTGTTCGTAGTAATCTGGTCAAAGAATTTATTGTTGCAAATTTACACTTTGAATCAATAAAAAGTTGAATATCATTGGTGGATGATGTATAAATAGAAGTGTGCCGCCGTCAGGGGCACATTTCTTTAACCTTGCTTAATAGGAGGTCTTTAATGACTACAGATGCACTTAATGCGTTAGCAAATACTTTTGTTTTTGGCCCTGGTTTCAAATTTGGAACTAAGGATCTTGATAAATTCTTTGTTGGGTTTGATGAACCATTCAACAAGCTCGCAAAACTTCATGACGAAGTAGCAAAGAACATTCCCAACTACCCCCCTTACAATATCAAAAAAGTTGATGACAACAAGTATGTCGTTGAACTAGCTGTCGCTGGTTTTGGCAAATCTGATGTCGAAATTACTTTTGATGATGGTAAGTTGATTGTTGCAGGCAAGACTGCTGACGACAGTGAAAATGAAAACTTCCTTTACAAAGGAATTGCAAACCGTGCTTTTGCTCGTACATTCGTTCTCAACGATCAAGTTGAGATTCGAAATGCCGAGATGTTGAACGGAATGCTAAAGATCTTTTTGGAAAGAATTATTCCAGAACACAAGAAACCTAAGAAAATTGAGATCAATGCTCAAGTTGCCAAGCCAATGGGTGAATTGTTGATGGAAGATGATCTGAACAGAGATCTGTAAACAGTACGCCGGCCGCAATGGCCGGCTTTTATAATTAAGGAATATTATGAGCCTCTACATTGTTAGATTGACTACTGGTGAAGATTTGATCGGTGACCTTGAAATCTCTAAAACCAAAGATCACGAACACAAATATAAAATGAAAAACGTTGGTATTGTGCAACTTGTTCCAACTAAAGAAGGTGTTGGTATTTCACTGTACCCATATGCTCCTTATGCTGAGGTAAGTGAATTTACTTTCAAGGAACAGCACGTAATGACAACATACAAACCATCAGTCGATCTTGAAAATAACTACAGTCGTATGTTTGGTTCCGGTATCCAAATTGCATCCTCAATCAGATAACTGTTGAATCTATTATTTTGTTATGGTATAATACAGCTCTTTAGAGTGAAGGTGATATGAAGTTTTATACTAATGTTTTTGTTTATGGTAATAGCATGTATGTGAGAGGGTACGAGGACGGTAAGCGATTTGAGTATCGGGATAACTACCGTCCTTATCTTTTTGTTAAGACTAAAAACAAATCACAGTACAAGACACTAGACGGTAAATATGCTGATAAAGTAGACTTTGAAAGTGTAAAAGAATCCAAAGAATTCCTAGACAAGTACACGAACGTTGATGGCTTTGAAATCTACGGCTCTACTCTTTACACATATCAAGCAATCCAAGGCCTATTCGAAGGTGAAGTGAACTACAATGTCGATTATATAAACGTCGTATCTCTTGACATTGAGACATCTACCCTCAATGGCTTTCCTAATATGGAATATGCCGACAAAGAAATTATTACTTTATCAATGCGCAAGAAGGGTAAGGTGATTGTTCTTGGAACAAGGCCGTATGTACCTAAGAGTGAAGATGTTAAATATGTTCAGTGTAAAAACGAAAGTCACTTGCTTGAGCAGTTTCTTGAAGCATGGAATTCAAATAACTGGAAGCCTGATGTTGTAACTGGTTGGAACGTTGAGAATTTTGACATACCTTACCTTTACAAACGAATTTCGAGTGTACTTGGTGTCAAGCATGCCAACAGACTATCACCATGGGGAATTGTCAAAGAGCGTCAAATTGGGAAAGATTCAACATTGCCTAAGGTATATGACCTATATGGTATATCTGTTCTCGACTACATGGCACTATACAAAAAGTTCTCATACACTCCACAAGAGTCATATAGGTTAGATCATATTGCTGAGTATGAGCTTGGTGAAAAGAAGTTAGACTATTCAGAGTATGAGTCGATGCATGAATTCTACATGCAGAACTTTGAGAAGTTTGTTGACTACAACATCCATGACGTTGTGTTGGTTGATAAGCTAGAAGAGAAACTAAAGTTTATTGAACAAGTATTTGCTATTGCTTATGATGCTAAGGTCAACTATGTCGATACATTTACTACAGTTCGTATCTGGGATATCATTATTACCAACTACCTGATGGATAGAGATATAGTTGTTCCTCATGTTGAGCGTAGTGAGCTTGAACAAAGACAAGCTATCGATACAGAGATGGGACCAATTGTTGGTGGTTATGTAAAAGATCCTCAAGTAGGATTGCATAAGTGGGTTTGTTCGTTTGACTTGAACAGTCTATATCCACATTTGATTATGCAATACAACATCAGCCCTGATACTTACATTGGTGTGGTAGACGAAGTAACGATTGAGAGATGTCTAAACAAACAGGTCGGTGATGAGTTTGAGAAGCTTCTAAGAGATCAGAACATGACAATGTGTCCTAACGGTGCCATGTTTAGTAAGAACAATGTTGGATTCCTTCCTACGCTGATGGAGACAATGTATAACGACCGTACCGTTTGGAAGAAGCGTATGATCGAAGCAAAGAAGGAGCTTGAAGCTGTAGAATTTGAGTTGCATAAAAGGAACGTGCAATTTTGATTTAAATATATAACATGCAAGTAACTAAAAAGGAAACCCATGTTATTACATAAACATCACATTATACCAAAGCATGCAGGAGGAACAGATGATGCATCAAACCTTATTCTATTAACGGTTGAGGAGCACGCTGATGCTCATAGAATTCTTTTTGAAAAATATGGTAGGTGGCAGGATGAGGTTGCCTGGAAAGGTTTATCGGGGCGCATAACGCGGGAAGAAGTACAAAGAGAAGCAGTGCGCAAAGCCAATACCGGAAAAAAAATGAGTGATGAAACAAAAGAAAAAATAAGCAAAGCCAAAAAAGGCGTCAGACAGTCAGCTTCTCATGTTGAAAATAATAGGAAAGCGCGAACTGGTAGAAAATTAACACCGGAACACATCAATAATATATCAAACGCACTCAAAGGTCGGATCCATACACCTGAGCATAATGCAAAGGTGGGTCGAAAAGGTCGAATCATTACGGACGAGTGGAGACAGCGAATGAGTGAAGCAGCAAAGGCAAGACATGCAAAAAATAGAGAACTTAGATACAGCACAATTACTACAGATGAGGTGGGAATTACAAAAGAAGGTTGCTCAGTGTCATAATTTTCAGATGGCAAAGAAAATTCAATTGAACAGTGCTTATGGTGCTTTGGGAAACACATTCTTCAGGTGGTACCAGCGTAACCTTGCTGAGGGTATTACAATGTCTGGCCAGTTATCAATTCGTTGGATGGAGAAACACATTAACGAATACTTAAATAAACTATTCAAGACAGAAAACGAAGATTATGTAATTGCATGTGATACTGACTCGATGTATATCAGACTTGAGAGATTAGTAGATGGAGTCTTCAAAAACGATCAGTATGACATTCACAAGATAGTAAAGTTTCTTGATAACGTATGTGAGAAGAAGCTGCTCCTTC